CGGTTTCGCGAGGGGCAGTTCAAGGCGAAGACCGAAGTGCCCGCACCGGTAGTCAAGGAGAAGTCGGTGAAGGCGGTCAAGCCTCGTGGCTGAGAAGTCCTCGCACAGCGTGGCGAACTACGGTCCCGGCGACAAGGACGAGTGCTGTGAAATCTGCACCATGTACGTGAAGGGGTCCCCACCGCACTGCACGTCGGTGGTGGACCCGATCTCTCCCAGCGGATGGTGCAGTTACTTCAAGCAGCAGAAGCGCGCTCGACCGCGCCCTTCGTAGGGTCATACAACGCGGCACGCACCGCGCAGTCTTTCGCTTCGAGCAGCTTGCGCAATGCCGCTGTGCGCTCTTCGTTGAACTGGATCGTGTTGCACAGGTGGTGTGCCAGCGCCCAGAACATCTTGCTGTGCTTCTGCAGGTGCTCGGGCAGGTGGCTGTAGTCGAAGTATTGCAGGATGGGTTCGCGTGTCATGCAAGCTCCTTGCGTTTGCGACCAACAGTAACCTAGTTTCACGACAACCGTGACATCCCGCAGTGCCCGATTCCTACCGCTGCCGTTATCCATAGGCTGCATTGGTCAGCGAGACAGCGGCATTCGGGGGGTATTTCCCCGGTGCGGTCGACCCGGTTGGTTACGGCCCCGGCCACCATGGCAAACGCGAACGGGCACCACTGTCTTTTTGCTTCCGACATTGGCTTGTCGATGCTGGGCTGGACAAGGGGTTGGACTGCATCGATCACGACACGCTCCTGTCGATGGGGATTACCGTCGCGGTAACCGGCGTCTGCGTCACGATACGCTGGTCGGGCGGGGTGTGGGCGTGGAGGTCGTTCCACCATGGCGAGTCCGGGCCCGGTACCGGGATGCGGATGACGGGCTCCCGTCCGCCACCCAGCACCCCGGCCCCGGCCGCAAGGTTGAAGCGACCGGGCTCGGTCGCGCCAAAGTGCCTGACGAGGCCACTCAGCACGGATGACGGAGTAGCTTCCCTTAGCACAAGCCAATCGAAGAACTTGGTGCGCGACACGTCAATTAGACCGTCGGATACCGACAACCGAATGTGTATAGGGCGAGGCCGCAAGGCGTTTACCCCGGCCACCCACACGATGGCAGGCGGATGACCCGGCTTGCGTGCAGGCATGGAATTGATCCAGAGCGCGTTGTCGCCGTAGGTCTTTAGGAATTGCGTGAACCAGTTCTGCGAGTTGTTGCCACTGCCTGCGACCACGTCGGCATTCATCATGCGATTGCGCTGCCGTATGAACTCGGACTTCATGAATGCCCAGATTTCCTTGAGATTGAAATTGCACCCGATCTCGTTGCCCAGCATGGCCCCGACAAAGATGGTTGATGCAATGGCGCAACGAAAACGCTCTTCCGACTTGACGTTGACCTCCTTGGAGAACCGCTTCAGCGCAGCTTTCACCAAGCCATGGATGCGTACAACATCGCGGCCAAGTAAAGCACTATAGCGCACACCCACATGTCCGTAATTGTAATCGAGCGCATTGGTCAGCCCGTCGATGTCGTAGTGGTGGTGGGTGTCGTCGCGTTTTTCGACCTGATACTCGAAGACCCGCTGCAGCTTGGCGTCGGTGCCGGTGTTGGCTTCCACGATCTGCTCGACCATGGATCGGTTGGACGCCACCTGCATCAGGGTCTGCCACTCGTCGTAAATGTGCAAGTCGCGCCCGCTGGTCAGCTTGGACCCGCCCGACCCCTCGGTGGAACTGAGAATGTCGATGACCTGCTTCATCTTTTCGAAGCTGTCGATCTCGTCCCAGTACACCGGCAGGTTCTTGATCAGGCCCATCTTGTGGATGATACCCTTGCGGGAGCTGTCCGGTTTCTCCTTGGTCAGCTTGGGCGTGCCCCATAGGGCAGCGCCAAGGTGCATCGACGTGGTCTTGTGCGCACCCGACTCGGGTGACCATGCATTGATCACCCCGTTGTACTGACCGGTGGCAAACGACAGCGGCGCGGCAAAGCTCGTCGCGACGATGCACTCCAGTGCCGGGTGGTGCTGCGCGGTAATGACATGCAGCAATTCGAACCACGCATCCTCCTTGCCCTTGGGCGAATAGAACGCCTCAAGCTGCTTGTCGGAATACCCGGCAGGGCGCGGCTTGCCGGTGGTCATGACCACACGCCCGCCATAGGCAAACCCCACCGGCATCGCCCCGCCTTCCTCCTCGCGCAGCCAGCCAAACGGCAGGGTCTGCTGCCGCGCTCGGTTTTCGTCCAGCTTGGCCATGAACGAGGTCACGAAGGTAATGATCCTCTTGGGTGCTATCTTGGTGTTCGGCTTCACGCCGTGCTTGCGCAGCGCTTTGAGTATCGTCGTATCGTTGATCAGGTCGTCGGTTTCACTGATCTCGGCCTTGTCCCATTTGCCCATGTCCAGCGAGGTCATGAACGTCAGCATACGTTTGCCGGATTGTGCCTGAAAGTCCTTCAGCTTGCACCAGAACAGCGGTTCGTAGTGTGTGGATTCGTTGCCGTTGCGATCTTCTTTCTTCACGATCTCGCAGATGTAGCCCTTCCCGTTGATAGTGTAGTCTTCCGGCAGGTCGACCGGGACATCGTCCAGCGGCGGCAGTATCTGGGCTGGCGCAATCGGGCGCACCCGCTCCGCGAGGTTCAGCGGCGAGCGCAGGCGGTTGTAGTAGGGGCACGAACTGCACTTGGCTCCTTCGCCTTCGAAGGTCTTGCAGGATGGCCAGCCAAGGTTGAATTCGGCGCGGTCCTTGAGCTTGCGGTCGAACATCCGGTCAGATTCTTCGGGCGTGTACGTGGGATAGCCGTTCGCGAGCTTGTGGTAGATTTCCCGCCCCCCTTCCAACCACGTGCAGGCGAGCGCGTTCAGGTGCCACAGGCCCTGCGACTGTCCCTTGCCATGGGTCCGGTAGCTGTCCTGAAAGTGGAAACAGCCCTTGAATATCTCGGCCTTGTCCAGCGGCAGGTCCGGGTCGTTGCGCCCGATACCCGCGCCGATGTTATCGGTGCGGGGGTCGAGGTGCGCGAACAGCTTGGAGACCCCGTTGGCGAACTCGGGCGGCAACTGGAACACGGTTACCGGCGCGGTAACCGGCGCCTTTGTGGCGGCAGGGGGCGGCGGGGCCTTGGCGGCCAGCGCCACGAATGCTGCACCTGCGAAGTCGTAGCTGTCGCCAAGGTGGACCAGCTTTACCGGTCGCGGCGTACCCGTCTTGTTGTTGAATGTCCCCGGCACCCGCATGATACGGGCGGCATCGGCGGTCACGCCCGCATCGCACTTCAAACCCAGCCGGATTGCCTCTGCCTTGAGCCCTTCGGCGTAGGGGCGCCACTCATCGGGCGTCAGCGGCTTGAGGCTGATCCAATACACATGTATCCCGCCCCCCGTGACGATAATCGCGGTAGGGGGCGGCAGACCGGCCTTGAGGCGAAAATCGTTAACAGCAGCAATGGCTTCCGCCAGCGTGGCGTAGCCCCCGGGCTTCACGTCGGCATCGATCCAGATCGCCTTGAACCCCAGCGCCTTGGACGAGTGCCGGTGCGCGGTCCACCGGTTGGCCAGCTGCTTGCCCCGGTCCTGCTGGGTGGACAGGCAGAAGTACATTTCCTTGAAGTGACCCGGCTTGGTCGAGGCAAACTGCACGAAGCTCATGAACTCGTGCAGGTGCTTGAACGGGCGACCACGCAGCCCGGTGCCCTTTTCTGGCGGCACTTGCCAGTGCAGGTTGATCCAGCCGGGGGCATTGTCGTCCCCCGGCCAGACCACCACGCGCGACATGAAGTCGGCGGGCGTCATGCGCTGACCCCCTACTTGGCTATCAGCTTGGCGATCTCGGCGTCAAGTTCGTCGTCGCTGGCCTCGACCTGACCCTCGTCGGGCGTCTTGAACAGGTCGGGTTCCTCCTCGGTGTGCCCGTTACCCTGTTGCGGGGCAGCCATAACCTCCTGCACCGGCAGCGCCTTGGGCTTGTTTTTCGACCCGGCGGGGCGACCACGGCCCGGAGCTTTCCCGGCTTCGTCCATGGCCTGCACCATGTCGAACGGAGAGCGCGTTACCGGGGCGGTAATCTCGGTGACGGTGGCGGTCGGGTTTATGACCCTTGGCCCCTGCGCGGCGACCTCGCCCCCGGTGATGCGTGCCAGTACCGGGCTTTCGCGCAACTCCAGCACGAGCGGGACGTATTTGTCCTCGACCGGCAAGTTGGGGCGGAACACCATGCTGGGGTGTGCCTTCACCGGATCGAACGTGATCCGGGTCCAGTAGGTCGAGTGGTGGATATCCTGCCGGGACATGGTGTCGCCCATGATCGCCAGCGAGTTGAGACTATCCGGCGGCACGCGCAGGAACATCGGTTCTGCCATCGGCATCCCCAGCGCGGCAGCGCTCTGGTCCGGGTGGACCAGCACGGCTACCCGCTTGTACTCGGAGCACTCCCGCCCCTTGCGACCGGTGTCGGCATCGGTCTTCCACACGTTGCGCTGGCACAGCGCGCAGCTGTCCGACTGTTTCTGGGTGACGTCGTCATCCGGCACGACTCCATCGATGGAGGCGCAAATCGGCCGGTCGCCCTCGGACGTGCTGGCGTCGTACTTCTTGTAGTAGCTGCGCGACTTCGCCTTGTTGTAGTCGAGGATCACCACGTCGAGGTGGCCGGATGGCGAGCCGTCGTCTGGACGGGTGACGATCTTGCGCTCGCCACGGTGGCGCAGCGCCCAGATTTTTCCCTTGTATGCGATGATCGGGTAGCTCTGACCAATGCCGTCGGAAAGATTGTCTTCCTGCGCGTTGACCTTGCCTTGAAAAAGTTTCGAGACGCCCTTCTGGAGGAAGATTGCGGGGACTTGGAGTTCCTGACCCATGTGATTCTCCTTTTGGAAATGGGTGTGAGTGTGCGTTGGTTTGGTTAAGACTTTGCCTTGCCGGGTGGACGGCGAACGCCGATACTAGATAGAGCGTTGAGGTTCACGCCGGTCGGCAACATGTTGTGTTCTTCCACGTAGGCTTTCACCGCCGTTGCGCTTGCACGGCGCTCCAGCAGGTCGAACTGCTTGTTTTCGAGGACAAAATCCATGAACGCGGAGGCATCCTGCACCGACGCAGTCCATCGCGTGCTGATGTAGCACGTGCCTGCGGAGGTTTTCAGGTTTTCCAGATTGTGCTCGTCCATAAACCTGTGAATAAGGCCCGCGAGTTTTTCCAGCAGTTCCCTCGGACCTTTAAGCTCCTCGGTGTGGCGTGCCTCCATCTCCCTGATCTTGTCGCGTATCGCGACGTATTGACTGGCACGTTTTTCCATATCTTCAGCCATTCGCAGTGTCTCCTTTTCTGTTTCCGTCACGGTAACCGGATCACCGAAGTTTTCCACGGTGTATGACGGATCGTTCGGGTCGAAGCCAAGTTCAATCAGCAGCGCGATATCCTCCTTACTTCTTTGCGTCATTGGTTGCCCCCTCCACCAGTTCCAAGAACGTGTTCTGCATGCTCTGGTGTTCTCGCAGCAGCTTGTAGAGGCGCCGCTCCACCGGGCTGCTCTGCAGGTGGAGTATCTGTTGCTTGTGCTTCTGGCCTATGCGCGTGATCCGCGCGTTGAACTGGTCGTAGGTGTCCAGCGATGTCGTAGGTAAAAACCAGATGATCATGCTGGCTGCGGTCAGCGTCAGCCCGTGCGACATGCACTGCGGGTGCGCCAGCAACACCTTGTACTTGTCGGTACTCTGAAACAGGCCGAAGTACTTCTCGCGGTGCGGGGTGTCACCGTGCACGCAGCAATGGTCGATGCCCACGTCCTTGCGGCTGAAAATCCTGCTGATCCCCTCGATCATGTGCCGGTATGGCACCGCCACCAGCACCTTCTCGTCGCAGGAATTTATCAGGTCGGCCATGGCCACCACGCGGGGAGTGGGGTCCAGCCGCACGAACTCTGGCCGCTTGGTATAGACCCACCCCCCAGCGATCTGCAGCAGCTTGTTCATCGCGGCACCCGCGTTCGCTGCCGTGATCTGCTTGGACTTGACCATGGCGGCCATCGCGGTTGCCACCTTCTTGTAGGTAGCTTGCTGCTCATCGCTCATCGCCACGTCCACGGTGCGCGATACTACAGGCGGCAGCTCGACCACGTCGTCCAGCGTGTAGCGGCAGGACGGCTGCATCCAGCCAAACGCAGTCGCCACGGCATCCGCCTTGGGCTTCCACAAATACGGCCCGATGTTCAGCATCAGCATGTCGCGGGCATGCGAGCGATATTTCGGCACGCGGCTCGGCGTCACGATCATGCCCTGCGCCCAGACGTCGGTTGGTTCGTTCGGCATGGGGGCACCGGTCATGCCCCAGACCACCGGGAATCGCTGCGCGAACTTGCGCATGCGCTTCGATCTATCGCTGTTATTTCTGTACACAGCGAGTTCATCCAGACACAACACATTTATATCTTTGCGGTCATACAACTCCTGCTCGATCACCTTCACGCCGTCGTGGTTGATGATGTAGATGTCTGCGTCCTGCTTGAGGCGCTCCAACCGCTGGGCGCGCGTACCGTGCAACACCTGCACCGTGCGACCTTGCAGCGTCATGAAGATTTCCTTGGCCCACACCAGACTGAGCGTGCTGAGCGGGGCCACCACCAGCATCTTGCCGACGAGCCCCTGCTTGCGCATGTAGTCCCATGCCCACAACGCAGTCTTGGTCTTGCCGGTGCCCATGTGGTTGAGGTTATAAAATCGCGGGTTCTCCACCATCAGGCGGCAGGTGGCACGCTGCACCTTGTAGGGAGTGCCCCCGCACCAGTCGTAGTAGATGTCTATCGGGTTCGGCACGTCGAACCCTAGATGCCGCAGCACCATGGTCTCGCCCAACCCGTGCGGGATGAGACGGTTACCGTCGGCGGTAACCGGCGCGCTGCCAAATGCCGAGACAACGCCCGGCTTGGGCGGCACGATGAGCGACTTGTGCTTGCGCGAGATGGTCAGCTGCATTAGCGCACCACATAATTCTTGGTGGGGGTAGTGGCGGGGTCTGCCCCGTTCACGAAGATTGGATTGATAAATTTCTTGACGCTACTGGTGCGCCCGACACCTGTCCGGAATGTGTGGATGTGACCACGTCGCAGATGCGGGCGTGGCGAGACACCGTTACCACTAGACTGCATGGGGGGCGGGGTCAGCTTGGTGACAGACAGATAGATGGTATCCGGTACGGCACTTCTGAAAGGGCCATTACCAATATTGCGGTGGCCACGCCTGTTGACCGCCACTGTCCGCTGCACATTGGATGCGGCCAGACTGCTGATCAGTGTCATGCAGGCGTAGCTGCCCGAGTCCATCAACGAGCGAAGAAATTCTTTCGGGTATTTGCTTGCCCCATACATCGTGTTTACTAGGACGACACCGCCATTGTCGTGCTCTATGACAAACAAACTGGCCATTTCGAACGCGGGCAGGTCCGGCGTGCTGCCGTCGCTATTCGGCAACCACATGAATTTGTCGGTTACCATGAATGATATCGAGCATGTGTCGGGTACATGGGGGCCGTCTTGCTTGAACCATCCTGCGCTGTTCGCTATTGAAGCCAGACGGAACGTTATAACGCACGTTTCATAGGGCAACCGGCATAGCCCGAACTCATCCATATCCTTGAGCGTGGCATACGCCTCATCCCAGCTCGTTGCTGCAACGAGCTGGGGCGTAATGATGAACTGATGACACCCGGTCTTTACTGACACCAGTACTCTCCATAGGTCTCAACGCTGCCCAGCGTGTCGTAGATTCCTGCCGAATGGTTGCGGTCACGCACCATGTCCAGCAGAGTGCGAATGTCGTGCTCGTCGCGCACCACGCAGACCAGACCGCCAGCCTTGGCGACATCCTTGGCGGTCATGATCTGCCTGAGCGTGAGCTTTTTCTTCAGTACCTTGGTTTCGATGGCGACGAACCTGCCGCTGAAGCAGCAGTAGTAGTCCAGCGCGGCGGCTCCCAGACCGCGCTGGACCGGCATGAACACGTAGCCGATGCTGCCCATGGCCCGCCTGACCTTGGCCTTAACGCGCGCTTCGGGGGTCATGTGTGGCCCTTCTGGTTACGCCACAGACGCCTGATGTCCATCCACAGGCGCTTGCGCCACGACAACCCGCGCACGTGCCGCAACAGATCGTGCAATGCGGCACCTTCGGAGGAGTAAAGCTTGCTCACCTTGCCGTCCTCGTCGCGCCAATGCCAACCGAGAAACCTGCCGTTATCGGTCACCGGAAACGGGTTGGCACCGTCAGTCATGGCCGTTGCCCCCGTTGCGATGCGTTACCGTGACGGCAACCGGCGACACGCGCCCGATCAACTGTTCCAGACTTTCGTGCACGATGCTTTTCATGCCGACAACATCGGCAGCGAGTTCAGCATGGCTCTCGATATCGCCGATCAGTTTCTCCTCGCGCTGCTTGATGACGCGCATGAGCGTGTCGAGGTGATCGCGCATGTCGGTCAGCTCGACAACAGTCTTGGAGCTGATGTTGTGCACGAGATTGGTGGCCATCTCCTTGGCCTGCACGGCGATGCTCTTGCCGGGGTCTTCGATCTTGGTCGGGGTTTCATTGTACGTTCGAGGCGCTATGGCCATGGCCTGTTACCTTTCCTGTTCGTGCTGCAGACGTGCCAGCAGCGCCGGGTGCACTTTCGTGCAGCGGCGCTGATGGCTACTCGACTAGGACGCAACTTCCGGCAGGGTCTTAGGGGCTGTTGGGGACAGTTCCGCCGGAAGATTTGTAGATACTCCCCACAAGGAGAGTTGTCAAGGGGCTAGTTGGCAAATTCCTCGGTCTTGACCAGCGGAAACCTGTGAATTTTTCCCGCGTTCAGCATCCGCCGTTCAAGGAAGTTGGGGCTCCCCTCACTGATCAGGAACGTCTTCTGCTTGGCGTTCTTTCTTACTCGGCGTTGGCGCGTGACCTTCACCGTCACCGTTGGGGTAACAAATGTAACAACACTGCGAACGTCCGGCTTTTTCTTCATGATAGCTAGAGATTTACTGATGTATTTCTGCATTGGTTCCATGTTTTTATACGTCCCTTTTACATACGCCAGCGCTCGCGCCAGCTTCTCCGGGCTATCTCCTAACTTGCCTAACGCCACATTGCAGTTAACGCATAGGAGGCCACGTACTTTGTCGCCATAGTGGTCTACACAAAGATTTCCATATTTCTCCATAGTTGGTGTTCGTGGGCAGAGAGCACAGTGACCCCCTTGAAGAAGCAGCAGGTAGTCGTAGTCGTTTAGTGATAGTTTATACTTACGTCTTAGACGCCCTGCCCGGTAGCTTTCTAACGATATCGGTCGTGGCTTCACTCCACGTCGCCGCCGTGCAGCAAGATCGTTTGCTGCACGTGTAGCCTTCCCCTTGGCAGAAGCTCTATACCGGGCAATAGCCGCTTTACCCTTGGGGGATCGACTATACAGTGTCTGTGGAGGTATCTTTTTCATGCGGCCTTAAACCTTTTACCATGAAATTGGCAGCTAAGCACAGGACACCAGCGCGCACACAACCCGCAGGGTTTCGGTGGGTAGTCCAGTGTCCTACTTGCTTCCTCCATGCGTTTCAACTGCGGCAGCAACGGCGGCCACTCCCGCACGATGGTGTCACGGTTGTAGACTTCCGGCGTGCCGACGCAGTCTTCCTTGAGCCAGACGAACTCGGCACGGATACGCTGCACCGTGGGATGGTGCACGAAGATACACTGGCTCATCAGCATGAGCTGGTTGGCGTCGTGCTTGACACCGCCGGTCTTGTAGTCGCGCGCCCTTGCCGATTTGCCGCTCGGGCTGATCCGCAGCACGTCGCAAATGCCGCGCAGCCATACGTTATGGGCGAACCACTGGGTCGGCTGGAAGTCCTTGGTAATCGCATACTGCTGCTCGACGTAGAGGGTCCCCTCACCGTGTTTGATCTCGTCGACCCACTTCTGATAGTCCTTCATGCTGTCTGGCAGGGGCGCCTTGCCCTCGGTGGCAAGCTGTATCGCCTTGTGCACCTCGTTGCCCCAGTCGAGCTGCTCGGTGCTGTCGGCAAAATTGTGGGCGATGTCCACCTCGTAGAATCTTTTCGGACAACTGTCATACGCTTTGTACTTGCTGTAGCTCCACGCCCACGCTTTCGCCATTCGCGACCTCCGTTTCATCCGCGCCCGGCCGTTCGAGCGCGCCGCCAAATTACCGGCGCGGTAACCGCCCGACAACCGTTGCGACGTTATACACCGCGCGCCCGCGCGCGTAGCACTGCCTGTCCTGTGCAGGCTTACTCGTCATCCCCGTCGTCCTTGCGCTTCAAACTCGACAACATGATCTGCGCCCGGGCCGACAGAATATAGGCGATCTGGCTCCGCATCGACGGTCCCGGCCGCGTTCCCGCCACGGTAATCAGCTCGTCCCGGCGCAGCCCGCACAGCCGGGGGACCACCGTGATGGTCGGCAGCCCGAGTCCCACGGATATCTCCCAGCCGTTGCGAGGCTGGTCCACCCGGCGCAGGTACAGCATGATCTGCAGCTTGAGCCGGGTGACGTTGATCGACTTGGCGGCATCGCGCGAGGTGCGGGGGTCGTGCCAGCGGAACGCCCCTCCGTCCGGATGAATCTCAGGCATTATTTTACGTCTCCATATGACTGACCGAAGCCCCCTTCGGCATCCAGCGGCAGTCCCGGTGCCCACATCGGTGCGCGGCGCATCTCGCGCAGGGCTGTTTCGAGACAGTCGTCCACCTTGTCGTCGGGCACGATCCAGATTAGCTCGTCGTGCGACTGCATCTGGAACGGGTAGCCCCGGTCGGATATGCGCAGCGCGTCGTGCATGGTGTTGGTCCTTGCGAGAAACTGCACGATGTTCTCCAGCATCTTGGCACCGTACATCTTGTGGGTCCTGCCTGCATAGTCGAACAGGAACTCTTGTGTTTCGGCGTCGAACCGGGGCTTGCCGTAGTGCATCTTCAGGTCGCCCGGTCCCTCGACGTAGCCGTGCCCGATGTTCACCGGGCCGAACTGCATCACGGGCGGGACGCCGTGGCACCACGTCGTTGCCAAGATACCGTCCAGCCGCTTCCACGCAAACACGATACGCGGATTGGCCAGCCGGTAGACCTTGACGGCGTGACGGGCCATGCCCTCGTCCCATGTAGTGCCCAAGTCCACGCCCAGCATGCGGGCACTGCTGATCACCATGGCGTTGAACCGCTCGTGACCGCAGCCATAGCCCAACCCTAGGGTTGCCGATTTTCCAATGAAGCGGTGAACCGGGTGTTTGGTTTTGTCCACTTCAAACCCGAATATGCGCGAGGCCATGGCGGCATAAGGGTCGGCACGGTCGCGGAACAACTGCAGCAGGTCCTCCTGCCCGCAGATGTACGCGGTAATACGGCAGTTGGACACAATAACCCCCGACACCATAAAGCGATGTCGGGGTCCCGCGTTTACAATGTCATAGACCTTGGCTTTTTTCGGTAGCTGGTCTTGTAGCGCTGAATTATCTGTTCGCCGGTCAGTCCTTGCCTGACCAGAAGCCGGATTTGATCTGGACCATAACCGCACTCCGGGTATCGCCGCCTGAAATCCTCCCGCGCCAATTTGATGCCGGAACGCATCGTCACCCAAGCCGTAGTAATCCGGTTGTTGGCATTCACCTGCCGTGTTGACAGTTGCAAATTGCCCGGTTCGTAGTGTCCGTCGTTGTCGATGCGGTCTATCTCCAGCCCATCGTAGGAAGGGTGCGACAAGTTTTCCAGCACCCATAGCACTGAGGTTTTCACGTCCTTGAACTGAAATTTTATGCCCCGTGCGCCATAGGTCTTGTAGCCGGGACATGACGGAGCTTCGCACCTGCGTTTGGCGTACTGCATGCGCTCGGTTAGCCGTTTGAATATCCAAACCAAGTGTGGCGGCAATTGACAGCGGGACACCTTCTTTAGCCGGATCGCTTGCCGGATAGACAACATGCTCTGGTGTCGCGGTAAGCCCTTGGTAGCTGATAACTGTTTGTATTCCCTTAAAGACGACGCCTTCGTGTGAGACAAATTCTGTGCCATCCCAAACCCTGTCTGTCAGCTGTACATTCTGGATAGCCTTTGGACCTTGTTCTGTCAATACAAGCTGACCTTCAGCGATGCATTCTACTTGAGACTTGTCCGCGACCACCACCTTGTGGCCGGGAGGTGCACACAAGGCTTTACGCAGTTTGCTGACCTTGCCCCCACGCCCAGATGGTAAGTTTTGTAAATTACAACTCCAATCCCCACTTAGTCTATGTGTATGCGCACCGGCGTATTTCAGCGGCACCGGCAGGTTACCGTCACAGTAACCCGGCCAGTCGAGTTTCGCGATGGACAGCAGGCGCACCGTCCGTGTCTCCTCGATGGTGCTGCGCACGCCCAGTCGTGCCGCCGCAAGCGCCTGCACGGTGGGGTCCTCGTGCTGAAGTAAATCAGCCATGAACTGGTCGGTCTTGCTGAATGCGGGGATCGTGCGCGATGGGTCAGTCACGCTCGGCTTGCGCACGATCTCCACGCCCCGCTGGACCAGCAGGTTCTGGAACTTGGCAGTCGAGCGCAGCTCGCCAGCCTCGGTGATCCCGGCACTGGTCAGCAGCTGGGCCCGCTCTTTGCGGATATCCAGCAGGTGCTGCTCCAGCATCGGGGTGTCCACCTTGAACTTCGGCACCATGGCACAGCGCATCACCCGGTCCATGATTCTTCTTTCGGGTTGAGGAAACTCCGGCATCAGCTTGTTGAAGATGTTCCGGTTCATGTCGTTGTCATTGCGGGCATAGGACTTGTAGGCTTCCCACAACAGGTAGTTTCCGGTGAGGTCGGCACGGCGCTTTCCCCGGTAGTTGTGCAGGATCGTTCCCTTGTCACCCACGCCAAGGCTTCTTCCGACTTCGGCCAGACTATGACGCTGCAGCAGGTGGCCGCGCAGGGCCACAGCCAGCCGCATCGTGCACACAATGCGGGCTGGTACGAAATTGTATCGCCAAGCAACCAGACACAAATCAAACATGGCATTAAATGCGACTGCTGTTGTGCGGGCAGGATCGAGGGATCGGAAAAACGCTGGCAAATCCGGGCCATCAATGAACTGGCTGCTTGTCTCGCCTTCAAATCGCACAGCGCAGCCCATTGCTTCGAACCTCGGATCGAGGACATACTCTGGGACTGTAAGGTTTGAGAGGGAGTATTCGGTATCATAATACGTCTCCATGTCTAGGAACAGTATCGCCATTATTTCACCCCCGCATGCCACTGTCCGGTGGCCAGCAATCTATCTTCAAGTTCTGCCACCTTCATCCGCAACCGCATCGCCTCCGCTTCCGGGTTCTGCAACGAGCTTATCCAGCGCATGCTTTCGTGCAGTGAATTCGCAGTTTCGTGCCACTCGTCGCGGTCCTTGCGCAGCCGCTCCAGATCATCCAGCACGCCGCGCAGCGTGCCGAGAGAGATGGCTGGCAAATCCTCGTCAAGGGCGCGGTGGTTGCGCGCGACGATGTCGCGCAGATCGCGCTCGTATGCCGATATGTCGTGAACGTTGGTCATTGTTTTTCCAGTCCCCGCTGGCATAACTGGATCAGTTCGCCGAGCCATTCGCCATGGTAGGCTGCGCTGGACATCTGATCGTCTTCTTGCGCGATGAGCAGCGCGGACATCGCTTCCCTGATTATGCCGCGCAGCCGCTCGATCTCGTATTGCGCCACCTCAAGCTTGCTTGGCGCCTCGCGGAATAGCTCGAACTCAGCGCGCAGCTGCTCGATCTCGGCGGCGGCCTCCGCAATCAGTCGCCCATCGGGGCTGTCCCAGTGGCCGGATGCGAGATCGCTGATTGAGGCGCGCAGCCGCTCCACGATGGAGGTCATGGCTTGCCCCAGCATGCCGTCCACCAACAGGTCATGAACCCATTGCGTCGATTGGCCGTCAAGCAGGGCGTCCTTTGCCCGCACAATGACAGCCCGCAGCCGCTTGATCTGCGCGTAGGCATCCTTCAGCAGATCAGCCTTGTCCTTACACGCGCCAAGCAGCCGCTCGATTTCGTTGGCGGCGACCTCAAGCAGCTTGCTTACGTGATCACCCTTTATGGGCCTGCCGCGTAGCCGCTCCACGATGTCAGTCATGGCTTGGGCCCCAGCATGCTGCCCACCAACAGGTCGTGAACCCATTGCGTTGATTGGCCATCAAGCAGGGCGTCCTTTGCCCGCACAATAACAGCCTGCAGGCGTTCGATCTCGTCGGCGGCCTCGCCGCATAAGCCAGCGTTTATCTCCTTGCTGCGTAGCCGCTCCACGAGGTCGGTCATGACTTCCTCAGTTCGATGTATTGCGTGCGGCAGCGGTCCAGAGCACTACGATCCCACCCCTTGAACATGGGGCCCTCCATTTTCGGATCGTATTGAGCACACTCGCGCCATGCCTCACATTCAGCGGTCAGCCGCTCGATCTCGTCGGCGGCGACCTCAAGCAGCTTGCTGACGTGATCACCCCGTATGGGTTTGCCGCGCAGCCGCGCCGCGATGTCAGTGGTCATGACGGGCCACCGCTTGCTGGAGGTCGTGCACCTTGGGATATATCACCTTGCCATCTTCCCACATGAAGCACGTGAAGTCGTCGGCATCGGTGATGACGACCCGCTTGATCACGCCAATCTTGGCGGCGGGGCGACTGGTCAACGAATGCGCGAACTGCACTGCTTCCTTGGCACCGATCCACTCGCGCTCCTTGTGGGTGTTGCCGTCGGGATCGAACCAATAGACGCTGAACTGGTTTTCGTTGTCGGTCATTACAGTACTCCTTTTCGCAGTTGTCGTTTGATTGTCCCGCGCACCGCGCGCAGGAAATTGTTGGTGCCGGACGGCGTTGCCGACACGGTAACAAGCTTGCCGTTCGGTAGCCGCAGCTTGAGGTGCCCACTGCCGCCGAATTCCACCTTGGCACCGGGCACCTCGCGTCGTAGCATCCTGATAACACTCTTGCTGTTCATCGCCTGCACCTCCATTTGTATTTGCCCACCATGACCTTGCGCATCTTGTGCCTCGCGCACAAATCGCGTGCCGGTGTGGGGAGTGCCCTAATATAAGGTCTTGGACGGGGCAAAGGCAACTCCTCGACCTCGGTATCGGGTATCGGCTTGCTGCGATACACCAGTGCAGCAGGCATCGCGTGCGGCATGTCGCGTACGGGTATCCAGCGGGCGTTGAACGTGCGCGTATCCAACGCGACCCTGCGCACGCCCTCGGTCGTTACCGCGACGGTAACAGGAGCGCGCACCGGGGGCGTGAACCCCGGTGCGAACACCGCCAGCGGCAGCATGGCGAGTAATACCGTGGTTCTCACGTTTCCTTCCCCACGAACAGGTAGTGCATCTGCGAGCTGTTGGTAATGGCGCGAATCAGTGTCTTACCCCGCTTGAACCCGCCATTGGTGTTCGGGTCGCAGAGCAGTCCCTTGGCCACGATCTCCGGTGCCTCGCGCAGGAGTTCAACCGTCGCGTGGTCGAAGAATACGTCCTTGAAACGGTCGCCCTTGACCCTGAAGAAGTCATGGTCGGCAGGCAGCAGGCTCTGCAGCGTTGGCCAATAGTGCCGTGCCGCACCCGGCGTGACCTGCTTGTCGTGAAAGTCGTGCAATATCCTGCGCAGCTTCCTGAGCTGGCTGCAGATTCCAAGCATCTTGTCCATCATGGCGGTGAGCTGCAGGATGTGCGGCGCGGTGTGCTGCAGCACCATTACCTTTCGCTGGCACGGCACCACACCCATGGAAATCATGTCGAAATACAGTGTCACCTTGCCAGCCGGGAATTCGTAGTCGTTGAACTGGTCTCCAGACCCCCCGCTGAAATGCGGGAATGCATCCCGCAACAGTTTCAGGGGCTCGGGCTGGATCAGGCAGTCCAGTGCGTCGTTGTACGTCATGTCGGTCCTGACCATGACGTTGACCATCGCCCGCTCCATGCGGTTGACGTTGTTGATCGCGGGTTCCCACGATACAATCTGGCGTGAACGTTGTCTCATCGCAGTGTCTCCTTATCTGTTGTTAAGTTGTGTAGACGCCAAGCTTATTGCGCTTGGGAAACGAGCTGCGCTTGCGTGCATTGTTGGCCTGCACATGAGCGTTAGCCCACCGGCAGTTACCGCTATGGTAACCACCCGCGTTATCTATACGGTCAACGGACCATCCCTTTCCGGGGTGCGGTCCCATATCTGCAGCAAATGTTGCGAAGTCCTTCCATGCCGCAGTCACGAAGATACCGCGATCATGGTAATCTCTGTGCCGTACATGGTTGGGACGGCAACGACTGAGCATATTCTGCCATGCCTGATACAGCGGGCCGAATGTGTTTCTCGGATATCCCTTGAAACGATAATGCGCGGCTCCCCGCGCATGGTTGGCGTGCATACCCTTAGGCATCATTTGCTCCTTGCGATATTATTGATGTGAATCACCTGACCAAACGGGTACTTAACCTTGCCCGGTGGCGAGCTGCTTGCCCAGATTGTCGGAAATGGATGGCTCTTGGCAAATTGCACTTCACCATCCGTGAAGAATATCCCAAGGTCCACATCTTCTCCCTTGCTGTTGTTCTTGATCCAGTCGAGCACCGGGAAGTAGTTCGTCCCCCCGCCACCCACGGGCTTCAGGTCGCGCAGGTCGCTGGCGTCGGTCAGCTCGATCACGCTGCCCTCGGCCTTGATGCTGGCATCGCACCAGATCAGCGTTAACCGCTTGGGCCTGACCTGCTGCAGAACGCCAGAGAGTTCTGCGATGTTGCGCGCCTGCACGCCGTCGCTGAACACCGATCCGGAGGTGTCTCCCCACACCACGACCCACCCGCAACCGTATCCGGTCTCGTCGGGGTAGAAGTAGTCCCCGTCGTCGGTCGTGCCGTACCACGGATGCGGCGTGTACCAGTCCACCGCACCGTCCCCCACCTGCTGCTTGACCGTGACCTCGATCAGGTCGAGCCAAGAGACTTCCGGGTTGAGCAGCTCCTTGAACATCTTCTGCATGCCTGCAGGGAGATTTCCCTGTGCCAGCTTTTCGAGCTGCTCGGCAGCCTGCGTCTCCACTGCCCAGCGCTCCTTGTCCTGCTTGGCGTTGGACTTGCCGGTGGCCTCGCCCGGCTTGAGCAGGCTGTCGAACCCGTTGTTGGGTC